TGCCTGTTCCTTATCGTTTTTGTGGCCCAATGTGTGTGCGCGAGAGGAACAAGGAACGGATGTTGCCCAAGGAAGAGCGCAACAAGTTGCGGTTTGATGGCGCGGACATGGGTGAGATTCGATGAGCTTTCCGTTGAGTCTTCTACACACGTTCAAGAAGCCGATTCCTGTTCGTAAGGGATGGGTCACGGACGGCATCGGCCATATTCCTTTGACCCAAGGATTACTGGCCCTTGTCGATCCTTCGTGGGTTCCTCTGTTGGAGCGATGGAATTGGTGTGCTGTACTCGATGCCCGAAGCGGTGAGCACTACGCTAAGAGATTGTCCAGCAGAAGCGAAGGCCTTCCGAGGAAGCACATACACATGGCTCGTGTGGTATTGGGGATGGGGCTGTACGGGACAGATTTTGTTCCTGACCACATCAATCGGAACAAATTGGATAATCGACGGGAGAACTTACGAGAGTCCACTAATGCTGAGAACTTACGAAATCGCGGAGTCCAGCGAAACAGCACTACGGGGTTCACAGGTGTTTATCTCGACAAGCGATGGAATCGCTACACTGCAAAGATAAAGTTCAATCGCAAGTACGTCCACTTAGGTTGTTTTGCAACTGCCGAAGAAGCTCACGCGCGATACTGTGAAGAGGCTCGTAAGCTATTTGGCGAGTTTTATTGCGCTGCTTAGGAAAGGGATCTGATGAGCCAAAAATACGAACAAATCCTTCGTGAGTCAGTTGAGAAGCTCCAGCTCGGCCCGGACGACATTATCATTGTCAAATCCCCCGAGGCCATGTCAACGTTTTTGGAAATGACGCAGAGTGGCATCGGCTTCTCGAAGTATTCCAATCCAATTCTGCTCGTCCCCGGTGGCCTGGAGAAAGCCTCACGGCAAGATATGCTTGAAGCGCTGTCCGTGGTGGACCAGCATATCGCGGCGCGCGGCGAGCAGACCGATCAGGTCTCGCGGGTCATCACTGATTTGCGCGCACCAGTTTTGAGGAAAGCCTAATGAAAGCCGAGTACTCTGTCCTTCATCCGTTTGTTCCTTGTTCCGCGCTGATTTTTCTCGACAGCAAGCATAAGGCCAGCACTTACTGTATGCGTGAGCGCGGGCACTCGGGAGAGCACAACACGGTGAATGGAGAGATGGCTGCGAAGAAGAAGGTGCAGTGATGGATTCCGTATCCCCCGTCCTTACCGCTGCCGAAATCCCCGCCGAACAAGTAGTCGCTCTCGACCAGCCTGAATATCTGCCGATCATCGTGGCGCGGATATGGTTCGCAGGTGGCGAGAATAACGCTGGCGTTCCTTGTTCTTTAACCCGGTATCGCTTGACCGCCGACGAGCGTGCATTGATCGCCGCCGGCGCGGATCTGGTCCTTGGCCAGCCCCATCATGGGCCGATGATGCCGGTATCGTTGCAGTTGGCAATGCCGGGAGAGTATCCGGTGCAGTTGTAGTTATGGAGAACTGTTATCCCCCTTGATCTAAATCACGTTGAGAAATTCTTCACCCGTCTGAGCATCAGAGATAGGGATGACGGAATGTTTGTCCCTTTCACACTTCGCCCTCAGCAGCAGGAGGTTTTCCAACTCGCTAAGGAGCACCTAGCACGCCGTCGGCGGCTGTATATTATCTTTCTTAAAGCTCGACGTTTGGGAATTTCTACGATTGCTACTGGTATTGGCCAAGCGCATTGTATCGCCCATCCTGGTTCCATGGCGCGCTGTGTCGCGCAAAATGCTAAGGTAGCCGCCGCCAACTTCGAGATGGCCAGTAGCTTCTTCAAAGACTGCCGCGATCTTTACCCTGGCGCGCCTAAGCCTACCAAGTCGATCTTGGTATGGCCGCATTCTGATGGGCGTGACTCTACCTTCGAGCATCACACGGCGGCTACTGTCCATGGTCAGCGGGGGCTAACTTCCTCGTTCATTCATTTAACCGAAGCCGCTTTCTACGACAGGGAAGGAGTTTTTACTTCTCTGATGAACACGTTGAGTATGGACAAAAACAATATCTGTTTAGTGGAGACCACGGCGAACGGGATGGAAGGTCCGGGTGAGGCATACTACCAGTATTGGGAAGCAGCCATGGCCGGCGACAACGAGTTTCTTCCTATTTTTCTTCCGTGGTGGGAAGACCCAGCTTATATTCTCCCCGCCGAGTTAGCCCAAGATGCGCCTCGCGACGAGTACGAAAAATTCTTAATGACCGGCATCAAGCATTGGAAGACAGGAAAAACAGTTCACCTCGGTAAGGATCGCATCGCCTGGTTCCGTGAAACTCTTTCGGCACGGTGCGAAGGAATCTTGGAGAAGTGGCGATCAGAAATGCCCTCGACTCCAGAAGAAGCCTTCGTCGCGACTGGCAACCCCGCTTTCACCATCGAGGAAATGCAGTTCGCCAACAATGCCATTGTAAAAATCCCATGGCAGGGTCGATGCGTGCTCACTGCCGATCAGAAGCATGGTCAACTTCAGAAAGGTACGGATGGTCCGCTCGTCGTTTACGAGACTCCGCAAAAAGGCCATCATTATTTTGCGGGGGTAGACTCGGCCCGCGGCGAAGAATCAACCATGGCTCCTGGTGATTATGCGGCTATTGTGGTTTGGAACGCGGAGACTGGTGACCTTGCCGCACGGTATATGTCGCGTGTCTCACCAGAAGAATTAGCTCCTGTTGCGGCCGCGATTGGCTATTACTTCAACGGTGCGATGTTGAATGTCGAGCTCAATAACATCGGCTACGTGACCATGAAGGCTCTTAGAGACACTTACTATTATCCCAATCAGTATCTCTGGAAAGGCCGAGATGATCGGGCTGATCGCTCGAAGCATGGCTCGGCTTACGGATTTGAAACTTCCGACCGTTATCGCAAGATGATGTTTTCGTTGTTCCGTACAGCGTTGCACGAGAAGAGAGTCGTGCCGAAGGACAAAATCTTCGTTGAGCAGATGAAGAAGGCCAAGCTGGAGATGAACTGGCGTTGGACCGTTTCAGTTGGCCACGACGATGTGCTTATGTGCCTCAGTCCAAAGGAGTTAGTAGAAACGCAGGAAGGTTTTAAGCCCATAAGCGAGATTTGTTCGGGTGAATTTGTGCGGACCCATACAGGCGAAATTCATCAGGTCCAGGGAGTTATGTCACGTGAAGTTGATGAGGAGATGGTTCACGTTGGAATGATGGGAAACCCGGAGTCCACACGCACGACGGGCAATCACCCATACTATGTGTGCCGGTATGAGTGGACTCGGCTGAAGGGCACGCGCAAAGTCACCAAGAATCAAGTTGAGATCGCATCGTGGAAAGCCGCTGCGGATTTGCGCCTTGGCGATTCTGTTTTGTTCCCGAAGCGGAAGAAGTTACCATGCACTGACTTGTCTGAGGATCAGTTGTGGATTCTTGGCTGGTATCTAGCCGAAGGGTCGTCTTGTCCGCGCACTCGCAAAGGGAAGATGGGCCGCGGCGTTGCGTTTAGCTTAAGTTCAGCAGAACGAGATGTGGCAAAGCGGTTATGTGAAGTGTTGCTCAAATACGATCCGCCTAGCCGCTCTAACCAAAAGCCTCCGCGTGTTCAAGAGATAGCGGGTAAGAACGCAATTCGAGTAGTGTATTCTTCGCGCTACTGGCATGAGTTCTTTACGAAGTTCGCCGGTGGGTTGCAGCAGGTTCGGAAAATTCACCCCTCCGTATATAACTGCTCTGGACTGCTTCCTCTTGTTGGAGCATTTATGTCGGGCGATGGGTCGCAGCCGAAGGGGCAGCGTAGTTCAGTTCGCGCAAGCAGCACATCTCGCGTACTGATTCATCAGATCAGGCAGATACTGATCGACGAGGGAATCTGGTCTACGATTAGTACGCCAAAGAGCCAGGACATTTGGACTTTATGCGCTTCTGCTGAGTTCATCAAGCGATTTGTCGGCATATCTAAGTTCCACTCCGTTGAGAGGAAGTTTCATAAACGGCACGTTGTTGAGACGGACGATGGCTTCTGGGCGCCAATCAAATCTCTGGAACTGGTCCCTTACTCAGGTCCGGTGTTCAATCTTGACGTGGAGGGCGACCATACCTACCAAGCGCAAGGAGTTGCGGTTCACAACTCAGGCTTCCTCGGCTGGATTGCGTTGGAGCAGAACCACCCTACCGCTTGCCGCCCTATCGCGCCTCGCAACATCATGCTGACCAAAGAAGAAATTGAGTCAGCCGGCTTCTCTCCCGCCCGTGGCCAGATGCCAGAGTGGATGAAGGATCCGACGGTCACGGGCGCCGGGATGCTGATTACGAGTGGGAACGATCATTTGAAGAAACTGGAAATTTATTCCAAGAAGAAGCAGATGCGAAATCGTTTGGAGTGGATCTAGGAGATGAGGATGACCGATGATCGAGCAACAAGCCAACAGAATAACCCTAACATTCCCGACGACGGACTCGGCGACGACCTTCGCAGCTTTCTTGCAAAGCCTGTTTCAGATAAGCCAACCCGGAGCCGCAATCTCCTCCCCACCTTTCGAGTCGTCCCCGGAGATCAAGTCAGCGCTGGACCAGCCCCCGACCCAGGGTTCCCTGGAACCAGAACCTTCGCTCCTTCCCGATCAGCCTCAGCGCCTGCCCCATACCGTTTTGACTCCGGAGAGGCAGGACGCAATCGCGAATCAGCGCGCGAACGGCTTGACCACGCATCAGAGGTTGCTCCGAGCTCAG